AGTCTAATTTTACCTTCAAAATCATGATTACTGAATTTAACTGTATGAATATGATTTATTCCTATTCCGGCTTTTACATAATATTTATTATTTGCTAAGACTGCCCCTGAAAATAATAAGCTAGTAACAGCAATTAATTTGATGAGTTTTTTTAACATTTTAAATCCCTTTATTATCGTTAGTTAATACAAAATCAAGTAAGGCAAGACTATCGGCCTCATTATCGTCTACAGGATTAAATCCCTTGTTTTTAATGGCCGTTATTACGGACTGCTTATCGGCATTTCCTTTACCGGTAATATGTTTCTTTATCGTACCGACAGGTATGCCGGAGTAGGGTATTCCGTGATGTTCGCACCATGCAGTCAAATGGGCAACGAATCCCCCGTATTTATGGGCAGCGTCTATCCCCTTATGGGCCCTTACTTCCTCAAAATAAATCACATCAATAGCTCCAAGTGTTTGTTTAAAATCGGTAAGCCATCGTTTAAAACGTAAGTATGGCATGCCGCCCCCTTCAAATCTTCCGGTTTTAAAACTGGCAGTTCCTGAAGTGATTTTGCCGGAGTTATCGCACGTAGCGAAGCCGGTAGTAGTACCAAGGTCTAGAGCTATGATAATTGATTGCCTCATTTCCCAAGCTCTTTATCAATTTCTAATTCTTTCTCAATTATTTCTTTGGCAATTTCTTCTAAAGGATTATAAAAACCAAACCAGTATATCAAGCCGATGCCTAGTAGAGCGACAAAAAGAAGGACTATGTTACGCATAATTTTTTCTTTTTAATTATAGCACGTAATAGTTAGAACCTTAAAAAATCGTAATTATTTACAAATTATTATTTTCTTGTGCAAGCATTACTAAATAGGCTTTCTTTGCCCATTCTTCCCAGCTTTTAAAGGCAAGTTCTCCATCCTTTTTACGAACGTCTTTATAGGGACTTGGTACTCCGGCAGTCATAAATGGCTCGAATCCGATTAAGTTTTGCGCCCATGCTGCCCATTTTGTTTCATCATGGAGGATAGGAAGAGGGAAATCCGAGTAATCATCACAAACAGTAGCTGCCCAGTATTTAATGCTAATATATTTGGGATAAACGCTAATCATGGCCTACCGTCATCTATTTCAGCTAAAACAAAGGTAGTTCCCATCTGATAACCGGAACCGATACCTTCTGATTTGAAGGTAAAATTAATGTTTCTTCCCTGTATACGTTCGTTAATAGCAGGTCTAATAATATTCTCTAGTTCTCTGTCCTCAGTAAGGTTATAAGTAGCTGTTACAGGAGTACTTGCAGGATATTCATATGTATTAATGCTAACAGTCATTTTTATTTTTTTTGTACCTACAATATTAGGCTCTATTCTCTGTATAGATATGTTATAATCAATACCCGCTACCTGTTTTTGTGGATTAAAAGTAGCATAAGAAATTATAGGCGTGGTGAAGAAAGAAGGAATAGCTTTAACCTGCTGATCTACTTCCTTATAAAGATTGACCTGATCATTTCCGACTTCATGTTCCCAGACGTAACTGTTATTATCACCTTCGTAAGGAGTCAAATTTTTGCCTACAGTGTACATATTACCGCCGGTATTATCGAAATAACCTGCTGCCCGTTCTATGCCGGTATCATACCAGGTATTATCTACAACATTGTAAATAACGGCTCTGGTACATCCAACATTAGCATCTTTCCCTTTTTCAGGATAGAACCACCATATTTCATCTCTGCTTACGTTTTTGACGCCAAAGACCCTCTGACGTTTACTCATATCGATAGTATCGAAAAAAGTCTGACGATTAAGATTATTTTCAAGCGGAAGAACTACGCCGTTGAATACAAAAAATCTTTGTGTTCCCGGCCAGTAGAATATTCCGTCATATTCAACTACGCTATTTGAAGATAAAATGGAGCTATCTCTTGATAATACCTTCTTGCTAAAAGAAAGATCATCAGGATCATCAATGACCTGATTATTGCTACCTGTAGTATTGGTAATAAGAACAACAGAGCCGAGTGTCCAGAAGATTATAGTCGGCGAGTTTGCTCCTCCTCGCCATTCTGCACCGTAGATTACTTTATCGGTGCTAATATTGATGGAATATTTATCTTTAAAAAATAAGAAAGGTTTTTGCAAGTCAGTCTGCTCTCCTGATTTGTCTGCGGCAATCGAAGACCACCTAACTAGGCCGTTGTTACCATAGTAAAATAATCTACTTCCCACGTAGATCATTCCTCCTGTTGCTTCCTGTAAAACAAAATCAGGAAAATTTACCTGAAAAAAACCATCGGTAGCTTCCTTTGCCAAGATACTAGAAATAGCTTCGCTGCTATTAATATCCGTGTAGTTTTTCATACCCAGACATAATATCATTTGCGTTGGAAGGCTATTGATAATGCTTATTACTACCACAAATTGTGTCAAGGTATTGGTAGGATTAGTGAATTTCTTAAAATAAGTTAAGGTTTGACTACCAATATTGTTATAAGTAGCATCTATTACGCTATATTTATGTTGCTGAGTAACAAGAGAAACCCCGACTAAAATGTGTTTATTCCCATCGCTATCATAGTATATAAGAACTGCGGTTGGAGTAGAGCTAGGTGGTAACAGTTCAGGTATAGTCTGTATATATAGTACATAATTTTTCATTCCACCGATGTTTTGGGGTTGTCCTCTAAAAAACCTGACCCATTGCCCACGCGAGCAGTAACTTCCTTGAAAAGGAGAACCATCACGGAGTATTCCAGGATTATAGATAATAGGAAACATCTGTTTTTGTGTAGCCATAAATTACCCTACGTCTCTTTTTACGCTGCGATCAATGTAACGATCTTTTGTCAGGTTGTTAGCAGCAGTTAAGCTTTCCTGATATAACTTTGTATAGACAGGCATTCTCTGATCATCCTTTAAATAAATAAGAGCCTCTAAAAAGGCAGCATAGAATAGAAGATCAGGGTAATAGTCCGTTAGTATGTTTGTTTGATTCTCATTTGTAATCAAGTCTGGTCGCCCGTTATATATTAACCGATAAACATTATTTTGAGCAGGAGTTGGGCTTATAAAAATTCTATCATAAGGCTTAGTATTCGGTTGTATTTTATCGGCATAAAATAGCGGTGGATTATCAATAGTAGCGGTATCGACATTCGGCCAATAATTTATGCAAAACTCATAACTTCTTGGAAATAAAATTACATTATTAGTAAATAGGGATTCAGGCGTTCCATAGCTTAGAGAGATAGTTTCCTGCCAATCGGGAGGTTTTGAGATATTAGCATTATTTGCCTGAAACTGACCGTCAAATGCCTTTTGAAAACCTGTGGTATTTAGCTCCTTCCAGATTTTCTGCTGTCCCATCTCAATAAAATAGGGAATGGCGGCAGCAAATTCAATGCTACCTCCTCTATTGGCATAAGCTATTATTTGGTTTAAAAGAGTAGTGTAATTCATATTCAGTTACGACTAATATCATTCATCAATTTTTTGTTATAATCATCACCTAAATCGTAAATACCAACTGCAACAATTTTACTTAGAGTTATATAATCTGTTTTTTTAAGTTATACTGTCTCAGTATATGCAATTATGAACCAGTTAGTATATCCCAAAGGTGTATAGTTCCCTACTATCTGTAGACAACCTCCCGATCCGATAACTATTTCTTTTTTGAAATTATCTAGGTTATCTCCAAGAGAGGTTTTAATTATCATAGAATAGCTTGCTGTTAGACTACTTGGTCGTTGTTTGAATATGAATTGCTTACCATCTGTAGCTTCTGATAATACTGGCAACGTAATAGTACAATTACCAAAGCCTATAATAAAGATATCATAAATAGTAGCCTGATAACTAGCTCCATCATTTATAGCTAGAAAACTTGGTGCAAAAAAAGGCGGCATAAACTCTTTCCAGTATGAATCTTGTCTAACATTTAGTTTTTTTGTATCTGTATTATAAATTACTAATCCATCTTGAGGATCGAGAAGAGCATCTCGCTGAGTAGTTGTCATTCTTGCATGCAGTAAACCTCCTTCGCTTGAATTTATTTCAAGAAGTGCTGATGGAGAAGAAGAGCCTTCGCCAAGTTCGCCGTTAATGATAGTGCATACCCTGCTATCTGCTCCTGTTCCTTGCATTTGAAACGTTACCGGTGTTAGCCCGTCCACAAGTATTACTCCTGTATCTGCAACATTGTCGTTACTGCCGAACTGCAACGCTCCAAGATTACTTAATTTATATAGAGGAATGCTATCGACGGCTTTATTTTTCCTAGCTTGTTGTAATGCAGCTATTTTAAGACCGCCGTCTTTTATTTTTTTCCCTGTTTCTCCGCTAAAAACGGCAATATTATCATCTGACGCTACTTCCGGTCCCGTTACATCTCCGGTTCCGCCGCCGCCCTCTTTCAACTCTATCCATTTATCTCTACTGTAATATTCCTCATAACCAGTATCGCTGTTAAAGATAAGTGTCCCGTCCTTGATCGGTTTTTCCGGGTTATCGGTATTAATTAAAGCATCTCTTTCCTCTGTAGTTACAATCGGAGGATTAAAGCAGCTGTATTTATCCTTATAATTAATCTGCAAGCCGCTTAACTGGGTTATAGGCTTACTTGTTCCTTTATCTATCGGCATATGTTTCTCATCGATTTATTCTTAGTCAGCTATAACAGTAACAGTTCCCCACTTACCTTCGTCAAAAGTTCTAATAGTCTTGTCTCCACCTATTCCATCTGTAACGTCAAAATAAGTAAATCCATTTACTTCATTTTCTGATTTTTCTACATCATCTTTCTTGCCTGTTGGAAATACGAAAGGTATTCCGCCATTCAGTCCTACTCCGGTAGCAGTGGTAGCGATTGCATATAAATTCTGCCATGCACCTTTAATAAAAATCTGAATACAGGCTCTATCGATATTATAAATCATAGTACCCGGTTTAACCTTAACCCGCTTGCCATCTACTTCATAAGCAGTAACATTTGCTATCTCATCTTTTTGTTTATCAGTAAGACAGGGAAGAGCAAAAGTAGCGTTAGGGTTGTTAGTCCCGGTATTTTGATCACTGGTAATAGTAAGACCGCTAAACTGGGTTATATTATCTAAATCTGCCATATATATTTCCTTTTTATTTTTATTATATCACAGAGTGCCTGTAGCTCTTAAAAATCGTAGAAATTTAGTTAGTTCAAGAAATTACATGCCTCAATAAATCGTTGTATCTTTAGAGCGTCATGTTCGTATTGGATATTTGCCTCTGATTGTAAATAGGCTATAGCTTCTGGTGTTGGATTATCGAGTTTACTTAATTCCTGATCTGCAAGAAAACGTTGGAATCTGTAATAATATAAATTATTTTCAGCTCCCTTATATAAAGACAAAATTTGAAACTTAAGCTCCACGGCTTCTGTTGCTCCTTCCAAAGTCAAGTTCATACTATTAGCTAGTAATCCAAGTCCATTTTGAGGGGCAACCTTTAAGTTATCCGATGTTGTTGTAATTTCAATATCGGGATTGGAATAACCTGTGCCGACCGATAAAATACAAATCTTTACTTTTTGCGGGAATAAAATATTAGAAAACGTATATCCAAGGTCGGTAGGATTATTTTGGTATAATCCCCCATCAATAAAGAAAGTATCAGGGTCAGCTCCTTTAATTATAGTTGGACGAAAGTATACGGGGGCAGAGGCAGTTGCAACGGCAACATCAACGCATGTGTATTCTTGACCTAGTGTGAAATTTTTAATCGGGACGTTGGAAAATTGGTAATACTGGCTACTTGTAATATCACCATAAGGAAAATTAACATTATCAGTACTGGGGCCTGTTCCGCCTTGAAATCCTACGGCAGTAACCAAAGTGTTGGTTTTTAATTGGAACATTTTGGTAGTACCTAAAACTGTATTTAAAGCATTCCTTAGGGGTTCTTGATTGTAAATATAAGGTTCTACTCCTGGAACTGCCAGTACAGTCCCTAAAGTAGCTGATCCTGCAGGCCCAAGGGGTTGCAACGGATTAACTCCTTTTCTAATAGTAAAAATGCTTTCTGCATTGATCGTTAATAAATTAATAATCTTAGTAGGAGATAAAGCGTTTGAATACGCTATAGATTGAACACCGCCGATACTCGTTCCGCAAATAATATCAAAATACTTCCATAATTCATTCCCGTTAATTTTGGCATCATTACAAAATCTTTCTAGAAACGTAGCAGAGAACAATCCTCTAATACCGCCTCCGTCTAAAGATAAAATACGTACTATACGCATACTTTTTACTAAATATGGAAGAAAATAATAGCAGTTACTATTTAAGTAACTGCTATTTATCGTAGCTATAAAAATTAATACTCTATGATAATAATTCCAGCAGCTCCAGCACCCCCGATACCAGTAGCACTTTTATATGCTCCACTACCGCCGCAGCCGCTATTAGCACTTGCTGCAATACCGTTACCTAAAACAATTACCGCTTTACCGCCACCATTGAAGAAAGAGTTAGCCCCTGCTCCAGAACCTACTGTAGATGATGTAGAAACGTTGGCACCGTTTTGACCCGGAATATTGATGCTTCCACCTGTAGCAGTACCACCAGCACCACCTGCTACTATAGTACTAGTTGTAGCTACAGCTCCATTACCGCCTGGGTTACCTCGCATTAAAATTGAATTGGTAATTAATGTAGATGATTGACCGGCTAATCCAACTGAATAGGTAGATGAAGAACTAAGGTCGGTTACATATCTAATAGCAGTACCACCAGCACCACCACCACTACCAATAGAATTAGTAGTAATAGTATTTCCTCCATAACCACCACCACCTATTACAGTAACTTTACCAGCTGTTACGCCTACTGGAAGATACGCAGATAAATCTCCACTTCCTGAAGTTAGTACGATCATTCCATGAGAGGTGCTATTTCCACTAGTAACGGCTGTTGCTCTACCATAATCATCGAAAGTTATGAGAGAAGGGCTTGAATAAGTGCCGGCCGTAATACCTGTTATTGGAAGATCAATATTAACGTTCATAGGATCAGAGGAATCTACTGCAATAGTACCAGCGTGGCTATGTACTGATGCTATAATAGATTGCCATGATAAATTACCTAAATTGTCTCCAACGAATGTTTGTCCTTCAAGCGGTAACTCAGTTGGAAAAGATAAGCTACTGCCAAAAGATATATTACATTGATCAGTTAAATTTGGATTAGCATTAATCTCGAGTACCCCCTGATTAGGTGAGGCTATTCTTAATTTTCCAGATTTATCAATGTTAATATTACCAGTGGATTTAAATTCTGAAGCAGTAACACTACCTATTGTAGTTATGTTACCATCGTCATCAACCTGAGTACCGGCATTATCAACCAAATTACTTCCGTCTGTTTTGCCCCACGTAGCTAGTGCATATTCGGTTGTCGTAGCAGGAGTGGAAGAAGAAACTGCACTGACCCTACCTGTAGCGTCAACAGTAATGTTGGACATATTGTAAGAGCCTGCAGTAACACCTGTATCGGCTAAACTTACAACTGGGTGCGTTGGGTCATCAGAGTTAACGTTTATTTGACCTTCTGTACCAACAACCGAGTCTACAATTCCAATATCTCCAGAAGTAGCAGAGACAATCCTACCTTGAGCGTCTACAGTGATGTTTGCAGCAATGTATTCTCCTGCTACAACAGCTGTATCAGCTAGACTTACAACTGGGTGCGTTGGGTCATCAGAGTTAACGTTTATTTGACCTTCTGTACCAACAACCGAGTCTACAATTCCAATATCTCCAGAAGTAGCAGAGACAATCCTACCTTGAGCGTCTACAGTG